AGGTATCGATGTTTATTCTCCAAGAGCAAGACAAGTAGCTTCAAGAAAAGCTGAAAAATTAGGTTATGTAATTAAGAATCCAAACTTGGTAAGTCAAAGACCTATTGATATGCCAAATAGAGGGTTTTTACCAAAAGATTAAAATATGGCAGAAGCATTATTAATTACGAGAGACGATGTTGTAAAGTTTACTGCTATGAATGGCAACGTAGACACGGATAACTTTATTCAATGGATTAAAGTCGCTCAGGATATTCACATTCAAACATACTTAGGCACTAAGTTACTTGATAAACTAAAGTCCGAAATTATTTTAGCTTATTCAGGAATACCAACAGCTATTACAATTAGCAACCAAGGAACGGGTTACACTACGGGAACGGCTATAAATACAACAAGCACAGCGGGAACGGGTTTAAAACTAAATATTACGGCGGCTGGTGGTTTAATTACGGTAGCCACAATTAACACGGCTGGAACTGGTTACACGGTAGGAAGTACGGCAACTGTAACGGGCGGCACAAATGGAGCGGTTACAATAAGTTCAATTTACGACATACCTACAAACTATAAAAACCTTTTAGTTACGTATATTAAACCGATGCTTATTCATTGGGCGATGGTTGAATACTTACCTTTCGCAGCGTATACAATCGCTAATAAAGGCGTATTTAAACACAATAGCGAGAACGCTACAAACGTAGAAAAAGACGAAATTGATTTCTTAATAGAAAAAGAGCGTTCAATAGCTCAACACTACACGGAAAGATTTATTGATTACATGAGTTTTAATCAAGACTTATTTCCTGAATACAACTTAAATTCAAATGGGGATATGTACCCTGATACACAAAACAACTATTTTGGATGGTTCATTTAAAGAAATACAAGCCTAAGGCTGAAAATATTAAAAAATTACAAATTTATTTAAACAAAATAAATGGCGGACGTAAAGATAAGTCAACTAACGGCGAAAGCGGCAAAGGTTGAAAGCACAGATAGAATTCCAATAGCAGACTTTAATGGCACTACTTACGATACTAAGTATGTAACGGGTGCTCAAATTAATGAATTGAGTTTAGATACTTCGCCACAATTAGGCGGTAACTTAGATGTTAACGGACATACTATTACAAGTGATTCAGACCAAGATGTTATTATAAATCCAAACGGAACTGGAACTACAAAAATAGAAAGCAATTTAGTTTTAAGAGACACAGCAGGATCAACAGCAAAAGAAGTTTTATTTTACGAGGGGTTTTCAAACGGAACAAATTATGTAGGTTTAAAAGCTGCTAATAGTTTAAGTACAAACACTACCTACACTTTACCAACAGCAGATGGAACGAGTGGGCAGGTTTTGTCAACAAATGGAACGGGTACATTAAGCTGGACTGCAAGAACTGGTTATACTTACGAAATAGGACAATATGTATCTTCTGAGGGTGGAGTTGTTTTTCATAGATATATTGATAATGGTGTTCAATATTATTTAGTTGTTGACACAACTGATTTAAGTACAAGTTCAGCATGGAGTAATGTTGCTTCAACATTGATAGGCGCAACAGCTCAAAGTACTTGGGATGGATTAAGTAATTCAAATGCAATAGTTGGTCAATCAGGACATACTTCAAGCGCTGCTAAATTATGTTTAGATTCAACAAACAATAGTAAATCGGATTGGTATTTACCTTCTTTTGATGAATTAAATTTATTGTTTAATAATAGATTTAATGTAAATAAAACACTATCAGGAAATTCATCTTTTGGTTCAATAAGTGGTGCTACTGAAATTTTAAATAATGTATATTGGACAAGCACTGAAGTTAACAGCACTACTTCAGTTGTTTTAGATATTAGATTTGGCTCATACGCAAATAATACAAAGAGTGTAAGTAATTATGTGCGTGCAGTAAGAAAATTTAGCATATAGGACAAAACACGAATCATTAAGTTAATAAAGTATGGCAAATAGTAACGGATGGGGTGACGGAGCAGCAAACAACGCAATAGGTTGGGGGCAAGGTGCTAATAACGCTATTGGTTGGGGTGATATACACGCAGATAGTTGGGCGGGTTTAACTGATATTGTAGGTGTTACAACAGACCCAGACGCTCAAGCATTCATTACAGCGGCTGCAATAACAGACCCTACTCAACAAGCGGCAATCAATACTTTGGTAGTTGACTTGAAAGGTTATTCGATTTGGAGTAAATTTTCTGCTTTATATCCTTTTGTTGGTGGTACGGCTACTACTCATTCTTACAATCTTAAAAATACAGCACAATATCAAATAGGATGGAATGGAGGTGTTACTCATAGTAATTTAGGTGTTCAATTTGGAGGTGTTAATGGATGGGGTAACACAGGTTATAATCTATTAACAAATGCATCTTTAAACTCTCATAGTATAAGTGTATACTCAAGAACAACAGGAACAAGTAGTTTGCAATGTGAACTTGGAGTAACTGGTGGAGTATTTGAAGGGGGCAGCGGAATATTTTTAAGAGCTTCAGGACTTACATATTATAGAGTAAATTCACAAGCTTCTTATATAACATATTCTGATGCCGATTCAAGAGGATTTTATTTAGCAAATAGGACAGCTTCAAATGTTGTAAATGGTTGGAGAAATTCAACAAAAGCCGTAACAGGAACAACTGTGTCTTATACTCCTTTAGCTAATTTTAATTATAGTATTGGTGCTTTTAATGAAAACGGAGTCAATAATTATTACTCAGCTAAGCAAATAGCTTTTGCAAGTATAGGGCAAGGCTTAACAGACACCGAAGCAGCTAACTTTTACACAGCAGTACAAGCATTCCAAACAACTTTAGGACGTCAAGTATGAAACTAACAGATTTAACAACAGAACAAAAATTGACCTATGTCGGATTATTGACAGAATTACAAAAAGACGAATTAGTCGGTCAATGGTACGCACCTGACTCTTATTTCAATCCTATTCAGGACTTGAATGATAATTGGATTATTTCAGTAGAGGAGATGGAGCAATGTGTAAACCCTGATTACCTTTGGGTTAAAGACCTTGATTTGATTCCCTACGAACCAAAACCAACACCACCACCTTTCTAAAATTAATTAAATGCTACCAATTACACAAATATTAGAAATAATTAAAAAGCAAGGAGCAACGGGAGTACTTGCATTATGGTTATGGTACACACATAGCGACGTTCAAGACCTTAAACATAGACTTTACGATTGTTATGGAAAAGATAAAACTTCTTCTGCAACTAAAGAAATTAAAGATACTTCAGTTGTTGCTATAATACCAAAAGACGAAATAAACGAAGAATGAGTTACGACTGGTTAAAAAAAGAAACAGCTCCTAAGATATTAGTTCAAGCAGTTAAACAACTTGGAGTTAAAGAGTTTGTGGGTAAAACGCATAACCCTATAATATTAGGTTGGGCTAAAGACTTAGGTTTATCAAACGTTTACACGAATGATGAGATACCTTGGTGTGGTCTTTTTGTAGCTTATTGTTGTCATGCTGCAGGATTAGAAGTAGTAGAACGTCCGTTATGGGCTTTAAACTGGAATAAATACGGAACTAAAGTAACTGAGCCTATGTTAGGAGATGTTCTTACATTCAAAAGAAACGGTGGCGGACACGTAGGAATTTATGTAGGTGAAGACGTGACACATTTTCACGTGTTGGGTGGTAATCAAAATAATTCAGTAAGCGTTTCACGTATTGCTAAGAATAGATTGAATCAGGCACGTAGAACAGCATGGAAGATAGCGCAACCTTCAAACGTGCGCAAAGTGCATTTAGAACCAAAAGGAGTAATAACAACAAACGAAGCATAATGGCAAAGAAAAATTTAAAAGTAGAAGTAGATACCGAAAACATAGATGTTAAGGTTGAACGCAAAGACGGAAACGTAAAAGTAGATTACGATTCTAAAAACATAGATATTAAAGTTGAGAAGACTGCCGAGGGGTCTGAGGTGAAAGTTGAGGCTAACGGCGGTTTTTTCAAGTTAGTAGGAAAAATATTAGGAAAAGTTTTGTTACGTAGAATAAAGTAATATCTTTGTACTGATTTTTGCATATTTCATAATTTTAATTGTTAACAGAACCCTTACTTCGGTAGGGGTTTTTTCATTTAGTAAAAAAATATTTTGTTAAAAATGTAACCTTATATTAAAAAGTATAGTATATTTGTCAAAACAATTAAATTTTAAACTATGAAAAATTACTTTTACGACTTGTTAGACCAAGTTACACCAGCAAACGATGAGCATAAAGACATTTTAAGGTGCTTTTTAGGCTTTTTCCCGCTACTTCTCGTGACGATTGGTGCATTGTATTCACTTTTAATTTTTATGCGATGAGAACGAAGAAAAACACCAAACCAACTTTTCTTGAAATTATTAACTATTGGCATGACCAAAAGAAAAAGAACTTAGGTAGGTTTAACATGGAGCATTATTTAAGAGTTTGTCAGGCAAAAGCATATAATGTAAGATTTGATGAAAACAATAATATGATTAGAATATGAAAGCAAAAGAAGTAACAGCTGTTTTTGAATGGACGAATGAATCCGTCTTATTGCAGCAAATAGAACGTTTAAAAGAATTACTTTTACAAGGCAAGGAATACCATGAGGATGTTTACGATAAAATGAATCTCCAGTTTATGCAGAAATACGAACGCACTCGAAGTTTTAAAGTAATTAACCATAACGAAATAATTATAAAATCTAAAGTATGACACCGAAAGAATTTGCAATAGAATTAGTAGATAAGTTCTACATTGGACTTGGAATAAAAGATTATAGAGTAGCACGTAACTGCGCTATATTTACTTGTCATCAAAGAATACAAGAAACCCTTACGTTAACACGAATTAAGTTTTTAAAAGAAGTTATAACAGAAATTGAGAAACTATGAAAGTATTTAAACTATACAACCCTAAGCAAAAGATTGACTATCGTAAAATAAAGCAATGGGGGGTTCGTGTTAATATATCAAATAATTTTTATAAGAATTTTGAGTTTGATTAAAAAATAATTATTATATTTGTAAACGGTTCCGTCTGACATTATAGAACCTAAAGAAGTTATTAGCCTTTTAAATGAATGCGAAGTCAGACGCGCAGGATTTTAGAAGGCTTTTTTATTTATTAAAAATTTATTTTATGAACATTTTAGAAAAAGCAAATGAAATAGTTTATTTGCGCAGTGAAGAAAAAGAAAGAATGTATGGAGATTTTCATACTTGCATGCACAAAACAGCAAAAATTGCAAGTGAATTATCAAATAAAGAATTAACTGTTATTGATTGTTATAATATTTTAATTGCTTTAAAGTTAGCTCGTCAATCTAATTCACATAAAGAAGATAATTTATTAGATGCAATAGCTTATATGGCTTCATTAAATGACTTAAATAATTTATTATGAATAATTACGAATTAAACTATTCAAATGTAATGTCATATTGCATGAAAAAAGGGATTAAAGTAATTGGAAGAAATGGAATTACTCGACAAATAACAGGAGCGCAAATTAAAGCTAATTTAAATGAAGGTTTTCCCGTTGTTACTGGCAAACAAATATTTCCAAAATCTTGTTTTGTAGAAACTGAGTGGCTTTTATCTGGGCAATGTAATATTAAATTTTTAAATAATTATAATGTTCATATTTGGGACAAATGGGCAGATGAAAATGGCGATTTAGGACCTGTTTACGGGTATCAATTAATAAATTTTAATGGAATAAATCAAATTGAAAATATTATAAAAGAGTTTAAATTAAATAAATACTCAAGAAGATTGTTATTTAATATGTGGAATCCATTTGATTTAAATAAAATGAATTTACCACCTTGCCATTATGCATTTCAATTTATTGTAACAAATAATTATGTTGATGTAGTTGTTAGTATGAGATCTTTAGATTTATTTATTGGGCTACCTTATGACATGGTTATGTATGCTACAATTTTACATTCATTTGCTAATGAGTTTAATTTAATAGCTAATGAAGTTGTTATTAATGCTGCTAATGCTCATGTATATGAAGAACATATAAGTAAAGCAGCAATATATTGTGGAAGGAAAAAGCATAAATTACCTAAATTAATTAAATGCAGTAAATTTCAAAATTTTAAATATAATGAAATGCAAATATCAGATTATAATTATGAGCCAAGATTAATAGTTAACGTAATAAAATAAATAAAAATGAACTTAAAAAATGAATTTCAGCCAATCCGCGATTGGGCACAAGAAAAAGGAATCTATGATAAAGGGGATATTAAAACTCAATATATTAAATTTCAAGAAGAAGCTGGAGAACTAGCAAAAGCAATTATTAATAATGATAATAAAGAAATAATTGATGCTATAGGCGATTGCATTGTTGTGTTAACATCAATTGCAAAATTTAATGGCGTTCATATTGAAGAATGTATTAATAGCGCATATAATGTAATTGCAAAAAGAAAAGGAACAATGATTAATGGAAGTTTTATAAAAAATAAATAACATGAGAACATATTTAGCAAAAATTAAAATACCTACAGAAATTAAAAATGAATCGACCGGGTTAATAGGCGAAAAAATATTTGAATTATGGTTTAAATATAATTTTGCAGACGAACCATTATTTAAACAGTCGGCTGATAGGGACTTTCAAAAAATAGATTTTGCAGACCATAAAGGTTATACATATCAAGTTAAAGCCACAAAAGCTAAAACATACACATTTAATTGTGATTTAGAAAGCGCTGGTGAATACTTAAATAGCGAGCTATATGTTTTTATTCAATTAGAAGATAACTACGCTTATATTGAGCCTATTTGCAAAAAAGAGGACGTTTTAATTAAATTAAAAAAATCATTTATAGAAGATAAAAAATGTTTTCTTTATATTAGCGACCTTTTTCAACAAAAATTATTTATATGAGCGGTTGGATAAAACTTCATAGAAAAATAACAGAAAATCCGCTATATTTTTCTGAACCATTTAATAGATCAATGGCCTGGATTGATATGATATTAATTGCTAATCATTCAGATAACTATTTTTTTAAACGTGGTATTCGTGTTAATGTAAAAACTGGTGAAATAGGTTATGATTTAGATACTTTAGGCAAACGTTGGCAATGGTCAAGAGGTAAAGTTGAAAGGTTTATGCAAATGCTTGAAAATGATAAACAAATAGTAAGGCAAAAAACAAATGTAACTACCTTAATATTAATAGTTAACTACAAAGAATATCAATGTGATAGTAAAGCAGATAGTAAAGCAAATAGAAAACCAAATAATAAAGCAGACGGAAACAAACAAGAATTAAAAGAATTAAAAGAAGAAAATATATATAGGGGATTTTCACATTTATCTATTTCATTTGATGAGTTTAACAAGTTATGTATTGATTATACTAAACAACAAATTGATGATATTTTAGATCAAATTGAAAATTATTCTCAAAATAAAAAATTTAGTTCTTTATATTTGACGGCTAAAAATTGGTTAAAACGTAATAAAAAACAAAATGAAATTACAATAGTTGACCCATTAGTAGAATACGTTAACAAACAATTAGGATTATGAAAGGCGATGCGGTTCAATACTTGCTTGACTATAAACACGGCAAAATAAAAAAGGGTTACGGAATAGATTGTTTCTTAGATGAACATCTTAGGTTTAAACGTAAACAGCTAAATATTATTTTAGGACACGATAACGTTGGTAAGACTTATTGGATTAATTGGTATTTTTTGACTTTGGCAGTAAAACACGAATTAAGATTTTGTATTTGGAGTGGAGAAAATCAAAAAGGTCAAATCTTACGAGATATGATTCAAATGTATTTAGGAAAAAAGTTTTCTGAAATAGATGATAAAAAAATATTAAGCACCGCTACATTTCTTGAGCAATATTTTGATTTTATACCAAACGATAAACTTTATACACCTGCGGATATTTTAAAGCTGTTTAAAGATAGTGAATGCGATGCGGGATTAATTGACCCTTTTACTGGACTTGACCGACCTATGACTTATGAAGGTAATTATCAGTTTTTAAATCAGGCAAGGCAATTTGTAAATGAATCAGGAATGACAATTTACATAAACACGCACCCAAATAGCGAAAGTGGTAGGAGTGGTAACTTATATCCTGAAAACCATCAATGGAAAGGACACCTTAAACCACCTTTAAAAGACCACGTTGAGGGCGGTAAGGCTTTTTTAAATAGATGTGATGATATGTTTGTTATTCATAGGCTAATAAAACACGAAACAATGAAATATTACACTATGGTTAACGTAGAAAAAATTAAGGATATGGACACTGGAGGAATGCATACGAGATTAGATGAACCAGTACTATGTGAATTTAATAATGGGTTAGGCTTTAAAATAAATTCAGTCAACCCGTTACAATCTGTAACCAATTCAAATAGTTTTCCTGCTAAACAACTTCCTTTAATTGAACCCGACATAGTTAACGGAAAAGAATTAATTTCGTTTAGTGAAAAGTTAAAACAAAACCCTTTTTGATTATTATAACAAGCAAAAACACGAATAAATGGACGAATTGAATATTATATCAGCCAAAGTAGGAATACAAACTACTTTCTTAAAAGTTAAAATAAGTTTAGAGGAGATAAAGACGAACCACCCAAATAGAAAAGACATAATAGATTCAATGGAGCGAACCTTAGCAGACCTTCAAGAAATTAGTTTAGTTTATGCAACGATGGAGAAAGAATATAGGGCAGCTTTACAACAAAACTTTAGACTTGAAAGATTACTTCAAGAAGAGAAATTCAAAGTTCAAGATTTAAAAAGCCAATTAAATTTTAAAGATGTCACGCTGTAAACATTGTAAAGAAAAGTTTGAGCCGGTTAAATTTCTTCAGAAATACTGTTTAAAAGATGAATGCGTTCGTGTTTGGGTAGAATATGAAAAGACAAAGACTTGGAAAAAGACGAAAGCTAAAATGAAAAGCGATCTTGAAACTATCCAGGAACTAATTAAAGCTACTCAAATAATATTTAACAAGTATATCAGATTAAGAGATAAAGGTCAAGTTTGTATATCCTGCCAAAAGAAACCATTAAAAGAAAACGCAGGTCATTACTTCAACGCAAATAATCATTGGAACGTTCGCTTTAATGAATTGAATGTTCATCTACAATGTGAACACTGCAATACCTATTTAAGTGGAAACCTAATTGAATATCGAAAAGGATTAATTAACAAGATAGGAGAAGAACAATTAATACTTTTAGAAGCGGAAGGTCATAAAACACGGAAGTTTACAAAGGAAGAGTTAAAGGAAATAATTAACATCTATAAAAAAAAGATTAAACAATTAGAATTATATTAAAAAGAATAACTATATTTGAACCAACAATTAAAACTTAAATTATGAGCGTAACAAATTTTGAAGAGTTCACACACGAACTTACAAGCGAAGAAATGGAGATTCTGCCAGTAGTGGTTCACGGATTCCGAAACTACAAAAAGGAAAACCCTATTAAAAGCGAATTAATAGTAACCCGAATGAACGAATATCTAAACACGAAAGGTTATAAAATTAAAATGAATGGTCCGCGTTTGCGTAAAATGGTTAACTACATTCGTACAAATGGAATAATACCACTTATTGCGACGTCACACGGCTATTTTACAAGCGATTGTAAGCAAACTATTCAAGAACAAATACAAAGTCTTCAGGAACGAGCAAATAGCATTGAACGTTGCGCAACAGGATTAAAGAAATTTTTATAATTTTTTTATTCTTTAGCATTATATTAGAAAATATAGTTATATTTGTAAAACAATTAAATTCAAATTATGAAAAATCTATTTAAATCGTTGGCAGCCTTCCAACAAGAAGTGCCAGTAATTCACAAAGGAACACAAGGCTACGGATATTCGTATGCTGACCTTCCTAAAATCTTTGAAGTTATTAACCCGTTATTACAAAAACACGGATTAGGCTTTACCCAATTAATTAATGGTCAAACAATAGTAACGTGTTTATTCCATTGTGAAAGTGGAGAAAACATAGAAAGTAAAACGGATATTCCGCAAGGTGTTCAACTTAAAGGAATGAATGATTTTCAAGTATTAGGTTCTGCAATCACTTATTTAAGACGTTACGCACTATCTTCGATTTTAGGTATTGTAACCGACAAAGATGTTGACGCAGCAGGTGAGCAAATAAAACCCATAAAGACGGAAAAAAAGCCTACGATACAAGGTGAACGTTTTTTAAAAGCAGTAGAAGCAATAAGAGCAGGTGAATTTACAGCCGAAGAACTACAAGCAAAGTTTGAATTAAATGAAGTTCAACAAAAAGCATTGTTACTGATATGAAAATACGTTGCTCACAAATAGGAAAATTAATGACAAGCCCCAAAACAAAGGGGGAGGTCTTATCTAAAACTACAAAAACCTACATTCAGGAACTTGCAATAGAACATAAATACGGAATACGTAAAGAGTTTTGGTCAAGATATACTGATAAAGGCAACCAAGTAGAAGATGAAGGAATCGAATTAGTTAATGAGGTACTTAATTTAGGGTTTATATATAAAAATGATGAGAATCTAACCAACGATTATTTAACTGGAACGCCAGATGTAAGCACAAATGAAATTCTTTTAGAGGTAAAATGCAGTTGGGATGCTACAACGTTTCCGTTTTTTGAAACCGAATGCCCGAATAAAGATTACTACTATCAATTACAAGGTTATATGTGGTTAACAGGAAAAGACAAAGCGCTTTTATGTTACTGCTTAGTCAATACACCATTTCAAATTGTAGAGGATGAGGTAAGGAGAGAGCATTGGCGCCAATATTTAATAGATGAAAGTTTAGATGTAAGAGATTTTGTACAGGCAAAACATAACTTTGACCACATACCAAAAGAAAAGCGCTTAAAAGTCTTTAAAATAGCAAAAGACGAAAGCGTAATTGAACAAATTAAAGAACGAATAGAGTTAGCGCGTAAATATTATAACCAATTAATGACTGAGTTATGAAAAAAGCTGCAATAATATTTACAAGTGCATTTATAATAGAGATATCCTCAACGTTTTATATTAAATATGTAAGCGACCAAAACTTTATAGGAATGATTTTCTTTGCTGGTATTGGTCCTTTTTTAGGTTTGCCGTTTTTAAATTATGTTATAGAAAGTGAAGATTTTAAGGAACGACTACAAATGGCTTTTTATTTGTCATTGGGTTACGTAGTTGGTTCTATGTTTGTGTTTTATGTTTTAAATAAATTATTATGAGTGAAGATTTAAAAATTATGGGTTACTACAAGAACGTAACCAGAGACCAAGTAGTACAAATCAAAGATTTTAAAAAAGACAAACTTTGGTACGAAGTAATTAGACAATATGAAGCAAACCCTATAACGGAGTTTTGCTGTTCAACTGAAAGATTTAAACGATTATATATTAAAACAAAGTAAAAATGGAGAAAACAATTACAGAAACAGAGTTTATAAGCATTATAGGCAACGAGGCCTACTTTAAGTTTGTAGAAGATATTTATAAGCTGCTAAAAGAAAGCGAAGCATATAAACGCGAAGATGAAGTAGTTTATTATATTGGCGCTTCACCTTTAAACGATACGATATGGTTTCATTATGAAGCTTCTTTATTTAAAAAGGATATAGGCGATGAATTTGGGTTTACACGAATGATTATAACCGACGACTTAGATATGACTTTAGACCGTATTAATTACGCAAAAGACGAAATAAAAAAGAATGGCGGTAAAGATGGAATTTGGATTAATAAATAATAAATAAGT